CACCCCGAAGGTTTCTACATTATTTGCGGGCTAGACCCCGCCGCTGACAAAGACACCGCCGCCATTGCTATGGCAGTGGATCGCCAGTCAGGTAAGCGTTACATCCTTGACGCGGCCCGCATGAGTGGTGCCACCCCATCCAAGATTTATGACCTTGTTACTTCTTGGACGGATAGGTACCGTCCGCAGGAATGGGTCATTGAATCCAACGCTTTCCAGTTGTACCTGGTTCACGACGAAAACTTGAACAAGTATTTGAACGCCCGTGGTTGCGTTATCAAACCCCACTACACGTCCCGCATCAACAAGTGGGATGAGGGTTTTGGTGTGGCAAGTATGTCAACCCTGTTCGGCACTATCGAAACTGCTAGTGATAAGAACCGTGTCGCTCGATCAATGGGTGACAACCTTATCGAACTTCCCCTCGTTGAAGGCACTGAGGGTTTGAAGGCCCTAGTTGAGCAACTGGTTTCGTGGCAACCCAAGACCCGTAACAAGACTGACCTTGTGATGGCGTTGTGGTTCTGCGAACTTTCAGCCAGGGCAATCATTGGGCAAACAACCAGTGATATGAACTGGTTCACAAAGAACCCTTACTCGTCTCCACGGAGCATGAGTCAACGAGCGGTTATTGACTTGAACGAGTGGGCGGCAACCCGAAATGAAATGGTGATCTAATGGCTGATGCGACAATGGCACAATACGCGGAGAGCGATATCCGCCGACGCTTTGACGTGCTCAAGTCTCGTTACGCTGAACGCGATGGCCGAATGAATAAGGTTGCCTCGGTTCGTGGGGGCAACTACGAAGAAGCCTTTCCAGGTTTGTTCCCATCGGAATGGCCCAAGCCAATTGTTGCCAACTTCATTGACACCGTTGCCCGTGACCTTTCAGAAGTGATCGCACCACTGCCCACGTTTTCGTGTTCACAAAACAACATGACCGACGACAATAAGCGAACCAAGGCAGACAAGCGCACCATCATTGCTAACCACTACATATCCGCCTCGAAGCTTGGCCGCGAAATGTATGCTGGTGCAGACCAGTACGTCACCTACGGTTTCCTACCTTTCCGTGTTGAACCAAACTTCAAAGATCGTCGCCCACACATCACGGTTGAAGACCCAATGGGTTCGTACCCAGAGTTTGACCGTTGGGGGAACTGCACCGCTTTCGCCCGACGCTTCCTAAAACCCACATCGGAACTTTGTGCAATGTTCCCTGAGTACGCCGACAAACTAAAAAACAAGAACCAGGGCCAGTACACCCCCGGTGACACAATGCTTGAAGTGGTTCGTTGGGTGGATGACAAGCAAGAAATCATGTTCGTGCCCGAACGAGCAAACCTTATCCTCGCACAAACAAACAACCCACTAGGGCGTTGTCCTGTTGTGGTGGCCCGCAAACCTTCCTTCGACGGTCAACAACGTGGACAATTTGATGATGTGCTTTGGGTACAGATGGCTCGTGCGAAGTTTGCGCTACTCTCACTTGAAGCAGCCCACAAAGCTGTTGAAGCCCCACTGTTCGTACCATCGGATATTCAACACTTCCCCATCGGTGGGGACGCAATCATCCGCACCCGTGAACCACAAAACGTGCGACGTGCGCCAATCGAAATGCCACAGTCCGCGTTCGCCCAAGCACAATCCCTAGACCAAGAAATGCGAAACGGGGCACGCTACCCCGAAGGCCGTCAAGGAAACATTGACGCAAGCATCATCACAGGTCGCGGCGTCCAAGCACTCATGGGTGGCTTTGACACCCAAATCAAAACCGCACAGGACGTTCTTGCTGACACGTTTGTTGAAGTTATACAAATGTGTTTCGAACTTGACACCATGTTGTTCCCCCTTGATAGCAAGGAAATCAAGGGACAGCAGAATGGTAATCCTTACACCATCAAGTATGTTCCTCAGCGCGACATCGGAACTGAGACTGGTGTTGAGGTAACTTACGGTTTGATGGCTGGTCTTGATCCTAACCGCGCATTGGTTTGGTCGTTGCAGGCTTTGGGTGCTGACCTTGTTTCCAAGTCGTTTGTTCGACGCAACTTGCCAAACTCAATGAATGTTAAGACTGAGGAAGAACTCATTGACGTGGAGCGTTTGCGCGAGGCAGGGTTCCAGGGTGTTGCTGCTTATGTGCAGTCCATTCCTGCTATGGCTGCCCAGGGGCAAGACCCCACTGATGTTGTTACTAAGCTTGCCTCAATCATTGAAGCCCGTAAGAACGGTACTCCGATTGAGACTGCGATTGCGGATGCTTTTGCTCCGCCACCACCACCGCCTTCCCCTCAGACGGAAGCAGGTGTAGCCGGTCAGCAGATGCCTAACGAACTTGGCTCTCCCGGTATGCCTGCCCCTGAGGGGACACCTTCTGGTATGCCACCTGGTATGCAAGAAACTGGACTCCCGCAGGGTGTTGCACCTGGTCAAGCGGGTATGGCTCCTGGTGGTCGTCCAGATATGCAGACTCTCCTTGCTGGGTTGTCTGCTTCCGGCGCACCGAACCTTTCGGCTAGCGTTGTCCGCCGCCAACCGGCGTAACAAGATAGGAAAACAATATGGCTAAGAAGATGCCGAGTTTCGGCTCTCAGGGCACTGCTGCTCCGGTTAATACGGCAGAGCCAATCAAGGCAGGTATGGCTACTGACACGGATCGTAGTGCGTCTGGCCCAAGCGTAACTCAGGCTGGGGTTCAGGTTCCTGGTGTTGGTAACAACGACAAGCGTAAGGTTAAGTAGTGCCAGGGATGGGGCCGGTTAAGCCCGTTCGCAAGCCCAAGCCGTTTAAGGCTGGTAAGCCTGTTAAGGCTAAGCCGGTTCGCAAGGGCAAGGTTTACTAAATTAGTTCTATTTTGATTGAGGTGAAACATGGCAGAGCAAGGTGGTTACAGAAAGCCTAGCAATCCTGCTCCTGTTTCAGGGCCGGGGTCGCTGTCGCAACGTACTGATGGTGGCCCTGGTCAACCTGTTCGTGAAGTTCCTGCCGCCTATTATGGCGAGCGTCAAGAGATGCGTGATATTCAGGGTGGTGCTCAGATGGCTCAAGGCTCTATGCCCACAGGAAGCCCTACGATGCCTTCTAACGGCATGACCCCCCCTTCTGCGCCTATGACCCCAGGCCAGGGCGTTACGCCCCTCACAGACCCAACTGAGCGCCCCGATGAACCTGTCACTGCTGGAGCAGCACTGGGCCCAGGCCCAGGTACTGAGGCTTTAGGTTTGCCTTCGTCAAACGAGGATGCACAACGACTTTTGAAGTACCTTCCGGCTATCATGCGTCAGGCTGAAACACCTGATTCTGGTCAGCAGATCAAAATGCTTGCACAGTATTTGCGGGGTATCTCAAATGGACAATAACTCCATGAGTTTCTGGGATCGTCTGGGTATGTACTTGGACGCTGTTGGTATTGGTGAAGCTGGTACGGCGTGGGATCTTGCTGGCGCACCCATGCCGGATCAAGACCACCGCGATTTTGCTATGCTCCTGGTTGGGGGTCAACCTAAGTGAGTTTGTGGCAAGATTTTAAGGACAGCCTTTACAATAAGGTTACTGGTGGCGACGGTTTCCAAACATCCGACTTAACTCGATTCACCCAACCCTTAATGCAGGGCAGTGTTGGTATTGGTTCGGCCATTGACATTTTTAAGGGAATTGAACCTATCCGTGCCTCGGCATCTGAGGCTGTTGCTAAATCAAGTGACCCATTTGTTTCTGCTGTTGCAACTAAGTATGAAGCCGCGCAGGGACGGGCACTTGAATCTGTTGCACTTCCTTACCGTTATGGTGTTGCACGCCCACTGACAACAGCGATGATGGCCATTGACCCTGGCCGCGAGCGTTTAACGGGTAGTAGTTTTGGTGAACTTGGTAACTTGTGGAACGCATCTGAATATGTTTCCCCAGGTCAGGAAATTGTTGCTGGTTTCAATAACTACATTGGCGATAAGAATGATTCTTCTGCACGCGAGCAGGTTAATGCCGCGATTAAGCAACGTCAACGTCTAAAAGACTTTGAAAACAACTGGGCCGCCAATATTGTTTCTGGTGGTTCAGACCTTGCGTTCAACTGGTATCTTGACCCCCTGAACCGTTTAGGTCAGGTTACAAAGGAAGTTAAGTACGCCCGTAGTAATCAGAGCATTGCCAAAGAGACTGAGCAGATTGCGGAAAAAACTGGTACTGCTTGGGAAACTATCAAGTGGTTAACTAAAACTGGCGACGTAACCACTATCAATAATTTTCTTAAAGGAACTAACCCACAACTTGCTAGTGCTTTTTCTCAGTCAACCAGTGAATCGGAAACTGCACTAATCTGGATGGCTTCGCGCGGAAACAAACAGGCCATTGATGAACTTGCTAAAACTAAAACTGTTCTGGCTAGAGAAATTGAAGCCAATAGAAGTATGTTTGGTTTTGCAAAAGTTAGCGGATACCCAATGTCGCCTAACTGGGATGATGCTATTCAAAAAGAATACGATGGACTTCTTTATCGTGACGAGTTTCTTGCAAACGCTATTGCTACTGCTCGAACCAATGTTGCGGTAAGGGCCACTAAGGGTCAGGACTTGAGTATTGGAACAGCTCAAGGTTTAACTAGGTTTGGTCAAGACGCAGCTATGGCCAGACAGCGTAGTGCTTTTGAAAGGGCTGAGGCGAAAACCCGCGCGGCGTTCGGTGTTGATGAAACTATTGTTCCACAAACCTTTTATGTTGGCGAAGGCGCTCGCAAGGTTAACGTATGGAGCAGGGCCCCCCGCCTACAACAAGCCGTCGGTGCCTCATACAACCAGGGTAGTGCTACTGGTATTTTTAATTTACAAGGGGCTAACGCATCTGATGGTGCTGTTGAGTTGCAGGCGAACCTACGCAGTGGCCCCCTTCGTGATTTGTTTACTGGTGAAGAAAGCTTGGCCCGCGTTAATTATTTCCTTAACGCACCTAACACAGGCGCACAGAACGCCATACTTGAGAAGATCGAAAAAGAGGGTGTTGAGTTAATCGCCAAAAAGTATGGCATCACAGATCAAGCCACTATTGATATGGTCAAAGACTTTATTGTTAGCAACAAAAACGGTTCCGTTCAGCAAGTGCTCAAAGATGGCAAAGCAACATGGGT